AAGGAGGAATGGCCAACGCGCTGTTGCGGCCGGCAGAGGGGCCGACCCGGTTTGGCGGTGTGGCGGCGCCGACGGGACCGCAGTTGCCCGCTGGCGCGCTGCGGCTGCCGCCGCCAGCCGCCCCGGCGGCCCCGGTGCCCCCGGCTGCCCCGCCGGCCGCACCCCTGACCGGGTTTGAGCCGCAGCCGGTGCCCGAGGAGGAGCGTGTGTCGGTGCGTGCGCCGGTGCCCAAGGCCGATTTTCCCGAGAAGCACCACAAACACCTGCACGACCACGTGATGGGCGAAGCGTTTGACGATCCCGGGGCACAGGACTTTGTGCGCGACATCTATTCGATCGTGCGCAAATCGCGCCCGTATATTCACCCGCGCCACCTCCTGGAAACCGTCCGCGATGCCTGGCACGCGGTGAACCACGGTTTTATGCCGCCCGAGATGGCGGGGGGCACGATCGGCGATACGGCCCACCGGCGCCAAGTTGAAGCCGGTGGCCGACACCCGGCGGATGAACCCGAGCGGTAGGCACTTCACTTACCTGAGGTAGGCAATTATGCTCGCTTGCGTTGCCCTTGGGGGACGCCATGTCGAGCCGGATCATGATCGATGCAGGTGGACCGGGGGAAAATCCGCTCCCGGTTGCCGACCCAGAGCCGCAGAAAAGCCCTCTGGAGGCGCCTGGGCGCCAGGAACCGGAACCGCCCGAAACTACGCCGCCGGCAGAAGAACCCTCTCCAGCGCCCGCAGACGACGGCGCTGAGGCGCCCAAACAGGAAGGGTTGCCGCCCGAGGTTCAGAAGCGCATCGATCGGCTTAATTGGGAGAAGTACGAGGCGCAACGGCAGCGCGACGAGATGCGCGCCGAATACCAGCGCTGGGCGCAGCAGCAGCAGCAGGCGGCACAACCCGCGAACAGCGAGTACGAGCGCGGGCGGCGCGAGGCGCAGGATGCGCGGGTCGCCGAGACATTCAACCAGGCCTGCAACAGCCTCTTTTCCCGCGGCCTCGAGGAATATGGCCAGGAGATGGGCGAGGCGCGCGACCGGCTCAACGCGGTCGGCTGGGGCAATCGCCCCGACGCGCTCGCCGCCGTGACGCAATTGCCCGACGGGCACCGGGTCTATCGTGAACTCAGCCGTGACCTCGACCGGGCCGCGCGGGTGCTGAGCCTGCCGCCGATGGCGATGGCGATGGAACTGACGCGGATGTCGAGCACACCTGAGGGGGATGCTTTACGTGAAATCACCACCGATAGGCAGGTCCCGGTAAGCAAGGTCCCCGAGCCGGTGAGCCGCATCGGCGGCCACAGCCGTCCGGCGGAGCGCCCGCTTGACCATCCGCAGACCTCGATGGCGGAGTTCATCCGCCGCCGCGACGCCCTCGAGCGCCGCTCGAGGATCAGCCGGTGATTATCGAGATCCTCTTGGTCGTGGATCTGTTCCTCTGGTTCCTGAGCCTGTTGCCGGTGCCCGCGGTGGCGACGTTTAACTGGGCCAGCAGCTGGCTGGCGTGGATCGCCGTGCTGCTTCTCACGGTGTTCCTGTTTATGCCGGGGATGCGATAAGCACCCGCTTGACTTACCTCAGGTAGGCAATATTCTGACCGCCTTCCCTCCCGGGGGATGCTGTCCCTCTGCGCGGGCTCAACAATAGCGCTGCTGCCGTCTGGGCCGGTTCAACAGCCCTGCTGCCCCTCCCGCTGGGTCAACAGCTGGAAATCCGTCAACCAATTTGCGCCCAGGCGCGCTTTTAGAGCCGCGCGGGCGCTGGGGGATTTCCCGTGGCGAACTCGCTGCTCACCATTGACATGATCACCCGCGAAGCGCTGAGGCTCTTCCGCAACAGCAACTGGTTCCTGCGTACCATAGGGAGGCAATTCGACGAGGAGTTCGGCCGCAGCGGTGCCAAGATCGGAGCGCAGCTGCGTATCCGCTTGCCCAACGACTACACGCTGCGCACCGGGCCTACTGCGGTGCCGCAATCGACCAACGAGCAGAATACCGTGCTCGTGATCGCCACCCAGATGGGCGTCGACGTGTCGTTCTCCAGCGCCGAGCGCGCCCTCAGCCTCGACGATTACTCGCAGCGCATCCTCGCCCCGGCCGTCAACCGTCTCGCCGGCGGTGTCGCCGTGCAGATCATGGGAAACATCACCGGAGGGGCAAACCTCGTCCAGAACACCGACGCCTCGAGCAATATGATCAGCCCCTCGGCGGGCACCTGGCTCTCGGCGGGCGCGGTCCTCGACAAAAACGGCGCCCCGCGCAACGACCGCTTTATCGTCATGGACCCGCTCACCCAGTCGCGCACCGTGACGAGCCTGATGGGCCTGTTCAACCCGCAGGTGAAGATCTCCGACCAGTACATCCGCGGCACCATCACCGTCGATACCCTCGGTTTTGACTGGGGCATGGATCAGACCACGATGATGCACCAGACGGGGGCGTACGGGGCGCCGCCGACGGTGGCCGGGGCCAACCAGACCGGCGCAGTGCTGACGACAACGGCGCTGGCCGGGCCGCTCAACCAAGGCGACACATTTACGATCGGCGGGGTCAACAGCGTCAACCGCGTCACCAAGACCAACAACGGCACATTGGCGCAGTTTGTCGTAACGGCGCCGGTCCTTGCCGGGGCAACGACCATCCCGATCTATCCGCCGATCACCCCGCCGTCGGGCGGCCTCGAGGTGCCGTTCCAGACCGTGACGGCGTCCCCCGCCGCGGGCGCCAACCTGGTCTTTGCGACCCCGGCTTCATCGAGCTACAGGCAAAATTTTGCTTACTACTCGGAGGCGGTGACAATGGCGACCGCCGAACTCGAGCTGCCCCGCGGGGTGCATGAGGCGGCGCGCGAAACCTACGATGGCATCAGTCTGCGCATGGTTACCGATTACGCGGTGCTGAGCGACGCCTTTATCACCCGGCTCGATATCCTCTTCGGCAGCACCTTGCTGCGGCCCGAATGGGTGGTAAAAGTAGCCGACATTCCCTAGAGGAGGGGCTATGGCCGACCCGGCTCCCGCGCGTCCCGGCAATGCGGATCGCAACGACTATCCGCGGATGCTCTATCAGCCCGACGGGCGCACTCTGGTGGTCGAGACGCCCGGGGAGCACGATCGGCTGATGGCGGAAGGCTGGGACACGGTGCCGAGCGAGGTGCATACCCGGAACCCGGCCACCCCGGCTCCAGCGCTGAGCGCCGGCGACCCGCTCGGCGTGATGGTCCGGCAAATTCTGAACGAGGTCATGGATGAGCGCGGCCTCGGCAAGCAACGGAGGAGATAATGGCACGAGACGCAATGGACCGCGGGCGCGTCGATGAGCGCGAGCGGCGCGGCGACCACGATACCGCCACACAGCGCGATCCGCAGACCGAGCGGCGCGAACGTATGCGCCGCGGCGGCGGGGGCTATGACGCGGGTCCCGGCCGCGAAGGGATGCCCTCGGCGGGCGATATGGACCGGCCGCAGGAGCCGTGCGGGACGTTTGATCGCTACGGCGAGCGCCGCGGCGGGATCGATCGCGGCATCCGCCGGATTCAGGACGCGCACAAGAACTGATGCTTGTTCAGGACGCCATCAGTTATGCGATGCGCGTGGCGGGGATTCTCGGCGTCGGGCAGACCGCCCTGGCACAGGACACCGCCGACGCGCAGACCGCGCTGCAGCTGATGCTGCAGCAGTGGCGGCAAAAGCGCTGGCTGGTGTTCCGGCTCGACTGGGACATCGTGCCGCTGGTGATCGGGCAGCAGAGCTATACGGTCGGGCCCGCAGCGGCGCCAAACCCCGATTTTGTCACCGATGGCAATTACCGCCCGGCGAATATCCAGTCCTGTTTTCTGCGGCAGAATGTCGGCTCGGGGCCAAACTCTTTCCCGATCGACTTCCCGATGCGGATCCTCGGCAGCCGCCAGGAATACGACCGGATCAGCCTGAAGTTCCTGCAATCATGGCCGGCGACGATCTATTACGACCCGACAATCCCCAACGCGACGCTCTACATCTGGCCGATCCCGGTGCAAACGCTGTTCAGCCTTTATATTGCGTGGCAATCCGCCATCGACTTTGCCGGTGAAACGGGGCTTACGGCCGACCTCGAGACGCTGCTGCCTGCCGAGACGACAGAAGCAATCATCTACAACCTCGCGCAGCGGCTGATCACCAACTACAAGCTGCCGCCTGACCCGTCTGTCAGCGATACCGCCAAGGCGACGCTCAATGTGCTGCGGCAGACCAATTTTGCGATCCCGCCGCTGCAGATCCCGCAAAGCCTGCGGCCCGGCACGCGGCTCAAGAACCCGATGGGAGGATTCTATCCCGAGGTCAGCGCCGGCGTTCCCTTTACGAGCCTGGCGTGACCTTCCATGGCACCGCTCAACGGCCACCTGCAGCGCTGGAATAAGGGCGATCAGCTAGCGGCGCAGGACCTCAACGGCAATTTTGCGACGCTCTACGACATGGCCGCGGCGGCGATGGTACGGGCGCAGCAGCCGGATCCGGCCGCCGTCGGCCTCGAGATGGCGCAGGCACGCCTGGCCGAGCGCGTCGCCGCCCTGGAGCGGCTCGCAGAAATGCACGCGCACCAGCGCAACGAGAAGCAATACGTGCCCCTAAGCCACCTCGGGGCCATGGTCACCATGGTCAATGATCTGCGGGGAGAGGTCGAGACAGCCATTCGGCGCACCGATCAGACGCACGCCGGGCTGAGTGTCGATCACGACGATCTGCATCGTCGCCTGCTGCGCGTCGAGCAGCACCCGGACACTCCCAGTAAAGAGGCGGTTGCCGCTCTCGTCAGCGATCAGGAACAAATCGCTGTCGAACTGCAGGCGGCTCTCGCGCAGATTGTCGAACTTCGGCATGAGGTGGGGATCCTGCGTGATCTGGCGTTGGGACACGATCGCCTGGCCAACCGGCTGGAGTATGCCCCGCTGGCCTATGTTGGCGAACTCTTAAAGCGTCTCGAGGTGCTGGAGGCGCGCAATGGCTAAACTCCCGCTGAGCCAAGGTGCCTACCAGGCGCGCTCGCCGATCGCCAACGCCCAGGTCTGCATCAACCTCTACCCCGAGCCGAACACGAAGGACGCGCCGTTTCCGGTGACGCATTATCCGGCTCCGGGGCTGAGCGTCCTCTCCGATTACACAGGCCAGCTGGGGGGCTGGGTCCGCGGTCTCTACATGGCCTCAAACGGGCGTTGCTTTGCGGTGATCGGGCAGACCGTCATCACCTGGCTCGGCGCCGGCAGCGGACCCGACACTTACGTTGTTCTGGGTGCGACCGCGGTTAATACCGGGGGTCCGGTGTCGATGGTCGACAATGGCACGACACTGGTGATCGTCGACGGCACCACCTGGGGCGGCATGATGGCGTTGGATCAGGCGCTGGTGCCCGGCGCGCTGCAGGAGATCGACGACCCGGCGTTTTACGGTTCGAACCGGGTGGATTTTATCGACACGTTTATGGTGTTCAACCAACCCGGCACCGGTAATTTTTACAGCACCACGTCCAATGTCGTGACGCCGTTTGATCCACTGTATTTTGCGGCAAAAGAGGGGTGGAACGACCTGCTGCAGTGCTGCGCCTGTCTGCACGACAATATTTGGCTGTTTGGCAATGTGACGACTGAAATCTGGTTTAACGCTGGGGGCGCGACGTTTCCCTTTGCCAGAATGCCCAACAGTATTCTGCAGCAGGGCACCGTCACAGCAACCTCGGTTGTTGTTGCCGATAACGCGGTCTACTGGCTCTCGCAGGATCGCTGGGGGCGAAACATGTATATGCGCGGCGAAGGCTACGCCGCGAGGCGGGTTTCGACCTTTGCGGTTGAGAACGAGTGGAATGGGTATCCTGCGGTCAACGACTGCATCAGCATGGCGTTTCAGCTCGGCGGTCATGAGACCATCGGTGTCTTCTTCCCAACCGCCAACCGGTGGTGGGCTTATGATGCCGCGACCCAAATGTGGCATGTGCGCACCTACAGCGACCTTTCTACCGGCTGGCTGCCGTTCTGCATGGCGGGCTGGGGTGCAACGGCCTTTGTGTCGCCGATCCAGCAGCAGACGATTGCCGGCCACCGCGGCGCCCCGATTATTCTTCAGGTCAGCCGCGATGCGTATACCGATAACAACCTGCCGATCCAGCGGCAGCGCTCCTGGGCGCATGTGCAGGGCGATGGTCAGCGCGTCGCGCACACCCGCTTCTCGCTGTCGTTTGCGGGCGCGGCGATGACGCCCGACACGGTGAGCCTCGATTGGTCTGATGATGCCGGCCAGACCTACGGAACTCCCGTGGCGCAGACGATCAATAACCAGACCAATGGGCAATATCAGTGGCGCCGGCTCGGCTATGCGCGCGACCGGGTGTACCGCGCGACCTGGAGCGGACAAGGCGATTGCGCCCTGAACGGGGCGTATGTCGACGTTGTGCCGCAGGGCACCTGAGATGCATCAGCTCTGCATCTCCTTAAAGCAGCGGCTCGAGCGCGAAACCGTGCGCCATGCCGGCAGCCTGGCGGTGCTGGTGTTCTACAAGGGGACGATGCCGTTGCGTTGCGAACTGGTCGCCGATGGCGTGCGGCTCGAGCGCTTGCCGGCGAGCGAGGCGACGGTGCGCGACCTGGCGCAGGGCAATGCGCCGCTGATGCCAAAAGACGCGGATTATTGGCGGCTGATGGATAACGGCGGCAATGTGGTCATGCAGGGAAATGGCTCATGAGCGCGCCGCCGCCGCGCACCGCTCCCCCGGCCCCCAGCGTGCAGCCGGTTGCGCTGACATCGGGGCGCGTCGCGACGCAGGGGATGATCGCGCCGATAAACCCGTTTGTTGACAGCCAGGGCGTTCTGAGCGGCGTCAGCTTTCGGTTCTTGCACGGCCTGTTTACTCAAATCAATCAGTTGCAGACGGAAGTTCAGACTCTGCAGCAACGCCTTCAGGCCGCCGGCATCGCATGACCGAACCGCTCGCCCTGGCCCTCGCCGAGGACCCTGACGTTAGTCTGTCGGTCCTGAGCGACATGCGGCTGATCATCTCGCCGACCGAAATAGCGCGCGCTGGAGAGCACAATTCGGCGCTCTTCCGAATCATTTCGCAGCCCCCTTCGCTCGATGCCTATACCTGCCGCGCCGAGGTGATGACGGCCGAAGGGACGAC